TCCTCTCCTTTGGCCTGTCACAGGCCTACCCCCCTTGCCCCCGCCTAGTGCGGGGGTTTTTTTAATCTCCGCAATAACACGGAATAGATTCATCGGAAAACAAGGTTTGTTGATTTTTGGCAAAGTCCATCATTTGAGCATATGAGGGGCGGTCAGACCGAAATCTAGCTCCATCCCCCCTTGTCATACCTGAAGACTGCACTACAGTCTCCATTCTTGCCCACCATATTGCACGCTCTGGCTTCTCTTGAATTAGGCTAAGAACCTGATTCCCGCCTTTTAAGAAGCACAAGTCACAGTTCCCGTGCATCGTCTTGCCCTTCATATTTGGCAGTTTTAGATCAAATGCCTGCTCTTGCCAAAACCTCCCGACATCTTGTGCGGTCACTCCTGCAACATACAAAGGCACTCTTTCCCTCGCCATCTTGACTGCCCTGCGTTGTTCGTCAGCTCTGATTCCAACCCAATCCATGTTCTCATCATGTTCCCAACCTAGGCTTTTCAAGTATCGGTCTATAGTTCTGATCTTGAGTATTGCGGTACAAAACCTAGTCACAGGATTGGGTAGGTATTTCCTTTTCTTAATGAGCATCTCAAATGGCTCACCGTTCCTACTGGCTGTATCAAAGGTGACTCTGCGAAACTTAGGGTCATCGTCTTGGTACTCAAGCCAATGTATCTCCACCCCCCAATGTTTTTCACAATCCCGAACAAACTCTAAGGTAGCCTCTTCCTCCTTGCCTGTGTTGGCAAAGACGGCAATAGCTTCGTCTGGCATACCGCCGTTAGACTGTAAGACCCGCCACAATAAGTAGGCAGAAGTCCTACCGCCAGAGAAACTGATGACGGTAGGTTCGGTGATCTTAAATGGGTCTGACATAGTTAGAGCTTATTTACTCTTTCGACTATTACTGCTGACGCTAGGCTTGCGTCGTTGTCCGTCTCCATCACCATCTTTGCTACTACCTTTCCGTCCGAGTTGATTACCTTTATTCCCCCCAGATCGACCTTTACTGCCCACGGGGTCTTTAGCCTTCTCTTTACCCACTCGGCTTCTTCTCGGCTGCTGAACGACTCCTGACTCATTGCATGGCTCCTGCGTTGGCGTAAGTGTTCCCTCAAACAGATATGACCCCATATGTCCTAGCTGGCACCAGGGGGCGGCATGAATCTTCCCTCCGCGCTTAATCCACTGCTGACAGAAGTAGAAGTCCTCGGATAGTAACCGTCCTGATTCCTTGTCTACAGGGTCAATGTAGTAGGCGTATATCTTCTCGCCTGCTAGCACAGACATATCGGAGACAAAGGTTTGGGTGTACTTCTTGAGCTTCTCAAAGACATGGCGCTTAATCAGCATAAACCCTGTGCCGACGTACATGACCTCGCATGGCTGGTCTTGCCGCACAGTAAGGGAGGTCTGCCCTGGGGGGAGGTTGACCACAAAGGAACCTGTGTAGTTCTGTAGGTTTTCCTTACCCTCTACCGCTGCCTGCCTCACCTGCTGCCAGTTAATCTCTTTCTTGGGATAGATACCGCCAATGATGTCCACATCGGCTTCTAGCATCCGTAGGGCATCTTCGGCTCTGAACCGTATATCGGCATCAATCCAGAACAGATAGTCACAATCTGTCTTTAGGAACTGATGCGTCATATTGCATCTAGCTCTGGTGATAAGGCTCTCGTTGAACATGAAAGCACAGCTCACCTGATGGCCTCTACTGCCGAACACGTTGAGCATCTGGAGGAGAGACTGGACATATACCCCTGTGCATTGCCCTCCGTACATAGGGGTGGCTACGAATATCTTAGCCATGAGTCTTTTCCTCGCAGAAGTTGATGATGTTTTGCAGGTGGTAGGACATCTCGTAGGCTATGTTTGCCATCTCTGCATAGGGTTCTGTTGACATATCCCCGCTGATCTTCTGTAGTTCTCTTGCTAGGTTATTGACCTTGACTATCCGATAACCCAAATCAATAGATTCCATTTATCTCTCCTTTGGTTAGTGGGGCATCCCAGACTAAGGCCCTGCCCCGAGGCCTTCCTAACCATCCCCTTGCGGAGATTCCTGATCTGGGTCAGGGAGGGACAACTCATTGCCCAACAGTGGTAGGCCATCGTCTAGCCACATCACCATCAAAGACTTCTTTCCATCTCCACGGCAGACTACGACTGGTACTTGGTCTGGCTTGCAAGCTGCATCTGCCTGTGCCATCCACTCGTAGAGTGCTATGGATTTCCTGCGTTTGCACTCCAAAACAAAAGGCCCCATGAGTAGATCACCTTCCTCGCCCTGCTGGTACTGAGTAAGATTCCTCTTAACTCGTACCCCCAAGACTTCATGGATGGTCTTACTGATCTCTCGCTCGTAGTTAGCGCCTTTGTTTCTGGAGAGCTTGGACATCAGAACGGCACCTCTCCGTCATCGTCTACTCGACGGCTAGGAACAGGGTTAATGTTGGAGTTGCGGTCAGGAACAAAGGTATCTTCCTTCAGGCTAATCAGAGGCCCGTAGGAAGTCTCCTTGACCCATCCGCTGATCTTCATAGTCTCCCCTGCCTGGTAGGGGCGGGAGAGCTTTACTTCACCTTTCCAGTCAGGCTGCTGCCCTGTCTTGCGGGTGTTGGCAAAGAGAACCCCTGTGCCTTCCTTACGGTCATAATCCTTTGGCATATCACTTTCCTTTCACTAGGTGGTATCTGGCAAATGTCTTGCCGTTTTCTGTTACTTCTTCAGTCAAGATGTTGTGACCCTTCTTCCTCAGTTCCTCAATCCGTGCCGCCAGCCTGAACACGCCCATAAGGTTGAGAGCTTCCATTGGTGACAGAGTGTTGCCCGCCTCCAAGAATTTCAGGATCATGTTGGATTGGGTTAGAGGGGTTCCTCCGACTGGCTCTGGTTCTTTTTTGCTGCATCGTTCACCGCTAGCTTTGCCCTACCTATGCCGCTGGATAGAACCTCGTAGAGTGCCTTAGATTCCTGCCGGATGGTCTGGATGATGAAACTGTTCTCCTTCTCCAGCGCCTCAAGTTTCAAGAGCTTGTCCCCCGGAACAAATTTTTTGGAATCTGCGATCTTGTCCACCATCGTCAGGTAGCCGTCCACCCATTCCTCGTTGTTGGCGTACTTGGCGTAGGCTTCCTTCACGCCTGGAACCATGAAGACAATGCCTTCTTCTAGGGTGTCTGAGACTATGTTCTCTATGGTTTTAGGCTCTGAGGGCGTACTACTGACCAGGGGTTCGACCCTTGCACCTGGGATGGTTTCGACCTCGGTTTCATCAAGCATCCCGAGTCCACAGTGAGCGAGAACGGCTCTCCTAATGGCTTTAGTGGTGGCTTTGAGGTAGCAGTTAGCGAGCTGGTCTCCTCTAGCTCCACCAATTGCCACTGCCCCTTGGTTCTCAGAAACTCGACCGTCCGCCCCTGTAACTCTGACGGAGACAATGTATATGTCATCCACTCGCTCCCGATGAGTAATCTGAGTTGACAGCTTGTGGATGGCGCAGAGTTGCTGGGTGGCTGATGCGTTGGCATAGAGGATTTGCTTCCCGTTAAGAGTTAGGAGATCGAAGGGTTTAGCAGCGGGGTCTAGCCCTGCTTGCTGGCAGCGGAAGTTGTAGTAGGCAACCTTCTGAGTCTTATCCAGACCCGAGAGATCACCCTTAACGACTATAGACTCGATAACAGCCGGGTCTAATGCCTGTTCTTTCATTTGGATTACGTTTGTCATTTGTTCCTCACTTGATTAGGAATCGGCGGGAGCCTGGGGTTTCTACTACAAACTTCTCGTAAATATCCGGCATAGAGGTCTTGAATAACTCTGTGGAAAACTTCTTAGATGACTTGGCAGTCTTCCATGTAGCCAGTACGGAACCATCTACCGATACAAGCTGGCTAGACTCCATCATGTAGCCCTGGATTTGGCTTATAAGGTCATGTTCCTGGTTCTCTAGCGCCTTGATCTGCTCCTTGATAACCTTCAGCACCTCGCAAGCCTTCTCAAGGCTTTGAGTCGCTATCAGGTTGCTACCATTGTCTTGCTTATAGACCAGCTTGGCAGCGTCTCCCATCGTCTCGGGGTCAAAGGTACGGGCTTGGATACGCCCCCAGAACTCAGCCATTTCCCTAATGTGTACATCCATCAGGTCAGCAGAGAAGGTCTGTGGATAACCTACGATTTCCTGGCCTCCAAAGCACACTACCAGCACTACCTGCTCGATCTGGTGGACTGTGGCTTCATGGAGGCACTGCACTCTGTAGCCAAGATCAATATCTGAGCTACCGTTGTCACCATACTTCTTACGCTGGTGGGAACCTAGGTTCTTTACCTCATAGAGAGTCTTGCCATCGGCAGAGATATAGTCAAAGTGGCTAGCCATCCATGATTCTTTCGGGTGATACAAGGCATAGTCAGCATCCTTGAACTCGATCTGGTTACGCCTTGCGTACTCCTTCATGATCGGTTCCTGCATCACCAGACCCATCTGGACTGCCTCTACGTCACTCAAATCAGCCAGTGGCTTTGCACCGATCTTCTCGGCATAGACTTCCCCGCCTTTGCCCTCTACAAACCTTCTAGCGTCATTAGACCAAAGGGCTGCATTGCGTACTTCAGGAGTGAAATCAGACATGGCTGGCCTCCTTTGCTGCCCAACGCTCAGTCATACGGGCGCTGAGTTCCTCTACACCATCTACACGCCCATCAAGATAAACGCTGAACACCTTGCTAGTAAGGCGCGAAAACTCCTCCTCGTTCACGTTTGAACCTTCCAGAATTTGCTCCAGAATGGCGCGTAGCCGGGGTTTCGTCCACGAATGTGGGACTCTTAGATCTTCACTCATTTGATTCTCCTCAGTTGGTTAGGTTGGTACTACAGGTACTAGGATACTACAGATTAAGATTAGTTCACTTCTTATTCGCCCACACTTCCAGACAAGTCTCCTCAAGTTGCCAGCTTGGAGGATTGGTCTTTAGTGCGTCTTTGATGCCTGACTTATAAGCCTGTATATAGCCCTCTGGTATCCCTTCTGGGGTAGTGGCATACCTATCCATTACCTTAGAGGCTGATAGGCTTACAAGGGCTATTGCTGTGGCTCCGAGGGCAAATCCGTTCCAGAAGGTCTGCCTTGTTCCGCTGGGTAGTATTTCCATCTTTGCGTCTCCCATATCGTGAGTGCGTCTTTCTCTCTTGTGACTCTGAAGCGTATCCATATCGTCCTTATGTGTGCGCGTAGGGTGTAGATTGATAGGCCCATCTTCTGCGCTATGGTTTCCCGTTTATAGCCAGCCGATAGGTACTCCATAATTTCTGCCTGGCGCCTTGTGAGTGGCTTATGGCCTATTTCGTCAAACATTCTTTTCCTTTAGTTTTGCTTCAATCTCACGCGCCCATGCAAGGTCTATCGCATGATCTGCGCCTAAATCCCAAATCTCTTGGTCAGTCAGCCCAACCCATTCTTTATTTGGCTGCGCTAGTGCTTGGCGTAGTGCTTTTCTTGCATCAAGCGTGTAACCCTTTTCCATGTACGGGTAGGTATTAAAAAATAACTCAAACTCCTCCAACGCTATCTCTGCTGCTTTGCGTAGTTCAGTCATTTATTACCTCCATCCATTGCCCACTGCTTAGCCTTTTCCAGCAACCACACGGCGTCTGCTCGGGTCATTTTGCTACTGAAAGATATAAAGTCGTTGTCCGTGTCGTAACCAACAATCAGAACGTCAGTCACCTCACCCAATTGACAACGTGTTAGCACAGCCTGCAATGCCATCTCGGGAGTCATGTGTTCTGTTGGAGGGAAACGTAGCACTTCAATATTGTTCATTTCTCACCCCTTGCTCTGATTGCTACAATTTCTTTAACAGCGTCCTCGAACGGTTCTTCGTTTTTCATCGACCAGCCTTGCTTTGCGGCCTCTACTACCATTGCCTCACGCTCATCAGCCCTGACCAACTCCGCAAACTTCGCAACATCAAGCCCATCGGCAAGGTTCATGCACTCGTTGTACATCTTTATGTGCGTCATCTTTGCCGCCATGTATTCCTTAATACGTTTCTCGTCTTCTAGGTCTCTCATCTCAACCCCTCTCTCTTATTCTCACCCCGCACACCCCAGCCGCTAACTGCCCAATTTGTTTCTGTGTTTGCTTTAAATCTGTTCTGGTTTCATACCATTCCGAGATGCCGTCGCAAATCTCGGCGCAGGCTTCTTTCTCATCCTGCCGTACTAGCGCGGCGAATTTCTCTAAAAAATCTTTAGACATAGCTGCGTAAAGCACGACTGACTTTTCAAGTGTCGTTGTTCCGTCAAACTGTGCGGCTTCTTTTGCCATACGCAAAACGTCATCTTTAGTCATCTCTCCCCCCTTGCCCTAATTGAAGGGCGCGTTGCTTTAGCAATGGCGGTACGGGCGGCTTCCACGGCCTTGATCGTTTCGTCATCCCGTTCCTCGTCGTAGCAGCAAGACAGCATACCGCGCAAAGCTTCTAATAAAGCAGGGGCAGCTGCGATCAGTCGTGCGTTAGCCTGTTGCTCCTCTGGAGGTATCGTTGCGCGAACCGGGATGTTGGCAATCACAGCAGAGTGAACTCCACGCTTGCGCGCGCTGATGCTAAAGGGATGTGTCTTCCAATTAAAGTTTTCGTTGTAACGCCATTCTTCCTTTGTATATAACGAATTCATGTTGCTCTCCTCTCAATCAAATTAAACGGGTCATGCCATCTGACCTCTACTGGCTGCACTGCCTGATAGACAAACTCAGCCCTCAGACCCCTTCTCTTAACCATCAGCCCTCGCTCTACCATTCTGTCTAAGCGACTGCGGGCAGCTTTAGGGGAAATCTTCTTCTCCCTGGCAAAGTCTTTAATGGTTGTCACTGCCCTGCACCATCGTGATGAAATCTGTCTTTAGGTTGCCTGGCAATACTTTGACCTCTCCAGACTTATCAATGACGATAGAGAAATCATGGGGAAAGTCTGGGCTTTTAGACTCAGACCGATAACTGAACTTCAGCCTCTTGTTCTTGTACTGGGTAACTTTGACTAGGAATGAGTTATCGGGGGCGGGCGGTTTGATCCGATACTTCATCGTATCGTCCCAAGAGGGGTGGGCTATATGCGTCCACCTTCCGTCTGTAGCCTGGGCTTCAATAATGGCCCCATCTGCCCATGCCTTGATTAACTTACTGTGCTTGTGTGCCTTCATGCTGCTATCTCCTTAAATTTATAGTCATGGAATACCGTACCCCTATTTGCATCTCCTACCCAACACGGTTTTACCCATACCTTCCGACCATCTGACAAGGTTCTAAGGTGTCCACGCCTCTCATGTAGCCTAGGTGAGGCATGAGTACCACCAAGGCTTTGAGAGGGTTTCTGTGGCTCTATAACGACTGTTCTCCACTCAAACAAGGGTGCTAATCCTTTAGCCACTCTCTTGCGACTGGTGTAGCCCATCTTAGGTGTAGCCACATAGCCTTGTGATTTGGTCATCAAAGAGGTGAAAAAGACAGAGAGATTTCCCATTACAAACCTTCTCTCATGGTCTGAGATTTCCTCTCCGTCCAATGTCCCTACATTTATTAGTCCATCTTTAGGTGCAAAGACCAGCGTAGGTGAACTGACTGGCATATTGCCACCGACACCTCGCCAGGTGCTTATAAAGGTCACATTCTCTTTTTCATCATGGATGAGCATCTGCATGATGTCCATCTGTACGCCAGGTTCAAAGGTTCTACCGACCACGACACACTTTTCAAAGGGAGGCCGCATAGTCAATAGAGCCATTTTTTGCTCATCAGCATCTATGTAAAACCTATGACTGATGACCGTACTAACATCAAACCAATGCAGGTCAACAGGATCAAACGCATCCTCTATAGCAGTAGCACACATAGTGCTACACCACTCTCTAATCAACGGGGTCATAGCTCATCTCCAAAGTCAGGATGAACCATAGATTACTACAGTTTAGGGTTAGTTCTATTGTTTGTACCTATGGACTATGACCATCCTATAGCCTGTGGATAACTATGTGGATAACTGTGTATAACTTTTGGTATAAGGATTGCTATATAGGTTGGTATAGGGGTATAGGAAACACTACGGTTATAGGTAACACTGTAGCTATAGGTAGTCTGTATAGGTTGGTTATAGGATATAGGTCAATAAACCTATAACTAAAAAAAAATAAGGATATAGGTTATAGGTAGGTTATAGGGTATAGGTTGGTTATAGCATATAGGTAGGTTTCAAAGGATGTATAGGATTCCTATATGGGCCTGGGGCTAGTCTATGAGGCTATAGAAGCCTTCCGAGCATAGGGGTAAGGGGTAAGGGTCACCCTATGGTCATCAGCCCCATCTAGAGGCTTACGGAGGGTCTTGCTGGCCTATCTGGTCTGATCTAGCGCCATGCAAACAGAGTGCCGTGTCCAATACGCCTACACCCGCGCGTACAACCTATTTTTTGCTACCAGATAGGATAGACAAGGAATAGACCATCTCTAAAGACAAAAAACCCTATCTAGGGGCTGGCAGTGACGGGATAGTGTGGAGAAAGTGAGCTGCGGTATGCCCTAGGGATAGGGATAGGCCCATGTAACCCTCCTATAAGGGCATTAGACGGGTTTCTAGGGTTAGGGCATAGGGTAGCCTAGGGAGATAAAGAAAAGGCCCTGTAGAGGGCCTTAGGAGGGTTTTTAGGGGTTTAAGGTTGGTACTGACTACTGACAAACCTATGACGATTGTTTTCGTACCATGCGCGAGCCCCTTTACAGGCTTGCCTCAAAGTATCGTAACGCTCATTCTCTAGGACTGACCCATGGGCGAAAGCGTAGTATTCGGTGGCAGTCTTAAAGATTGTAAGATCAACCGATGCATACCCTTTAGGCTTTACTTTTGCCTCTAGGATTGCATCACGGGGCAAGTCTCCCCATGGGTTGAAAATGTTTTTTGTACGCTCAGTAGCAGCTTTAAATTTAATTAACATGGTTTCCCCCTTAAAGAATGTAAGCAATGGCAAGCATTAGCCACAAAGTACCGTAGAAACCCACGGCAGAGATAAGCATTAAAAGGGCAAAGCCTAAGCCACGGGTAAAGTCGATTTTCCTCATTGGTCTATCCTTATAGGTTGCAATGGTCAGCGAATTTAAGGCCAGCGCATTGCATAGCCTTAACCCAATATTTAGCCTTACGGGAAGGATTCTCCCGGCTAAAGTGAATAGACTCTGAACGGTATTCGCCCGTCATATAGTCTTGCTCAGACTCACTGGTAAACCAGACGTGAGTGCTGCGACTGACTGGTGACTGACTAGCATGGATAAATTCACCCTTGAGCATATCCACTAGTTCCCTAAAAGATACGGGTTCGTTTTCGGCAGAGAATCCAGCATCAGCCACTTCACCATCTTCGGCACTTTCCTCAGTCACTACTTCGTATGTTTTATCGATAAGAATCATGGTTTCCTCATTGGTTAGGTTTAACGATAGGCGCAATGCCTATCCCGTAGCCCTAGAGCAAGGGCTACAGGCTAGACACTAGGCAGCTAGTGGTTCGGTTTCCTCTACTGACTCGGTTTTAGTCAAAAGATCTAGCGCCTTTTGTGCCTGAGCTGAGGCCGTGAGAATGTACCTTTTGTCATTGCGCAGCGCCTTTAGCCAAGATTCGATATACCCGGCGTGTCTTAAGTCTCCGTCTATCCCACAATGAGCGCAAAGCATCGCAGCTCCAAGCTCTGCTACTAGTTCTTCTGCGGCATAGTGTTCGTCACCGAATCGCCTAGACTTAGAAAAATCCCGGTCTAGCCTAGACTTGTGCCCGGTAGCGTGAACACTCTCATGTAAGAGTGTGGCGTGATAAGCGGCAGAGTCGTTAAACGCTGCCATTGGGGGCATGGCGATAAAATCCTTTGTAGGGTTGTAGTAGGCGCTGTCTCCCGCATGGGTTAAACCGCCAGCCAGTCCTAGTCTATCCACTACAGCTAGTACGCTAGCGTTAGCGTCAAAGTCTGCTGCGGGTGCCTCAGGGATAGCCGGTATCACTAGATCTTCGCATTGTTCTACATTGAAAACGAAATAATGCTTGATGAAAGCATAGGTACTGGTTTTAGTCTCGCCTCCCTCTACCGTGTCTTTTTTGTTGACTGACCAGTAGACAATGGGCGTACCCTTTTCGCCAGCCTTTACGTTAGCGCCTAAGCTCTGAGCTTGTTTAAAGGTAAGCCAGTAGGGAGAGACATAAGCGCCTTGCATCATGGAAAGCCAAAAGTGATTAATGCCCCGGTAGAGAGTACCGGACACGGGATTAAAGGGCATACCGTCTCCCGGCGTACCCTTTAACTTGCGCCACGGCTTGACCCATGGAGTAGCGCCCTTTTCTAGTTCGGCAATGATTCGGTCTGTGATTGTCTGTGCAATGTCTAGCATGTTGAACCCCTCATAGTTAGTTAGGAAACTACAGTCTACACTGGCTTAGAGCATTTATGTACTAAGGGTTCATACTTTTATCCATTGTTTTTTTTTATAGGAAACCTATATATGATAGGAATCCTATAATCTATAGGTCTATAGGTGTATAGGTTAATCAGTGTAGGAATACCTATACAGGCTTAGAGACATGGGCGAACCTATGGAGGCTGCCTATCGTCGCGCCCGGTACAGAGGGCCTTTTCCCCGCGTCTATGGGGCTACGGCCTTTGGGTAATATGTAGATATCCTTCCGCATCGTCATCGTCTCCAGCGTCGTTCTGGAAAGGGTGACGATCTGGCGATAGAGAGAACCTATGCAATGGTGGCCATCGATTGGGCAGGCACCCCCTCGGTTTGCGCGCCCCACTCCGTTCCCCGCCCCAGAAGATTTTTGGTTTTTCTTCCCCGCCCCACAGAATTTTCCCTTTTTGCTACTCTCCGTTGAGGGGGTCGGTAGTCGGCTCGGCGACTCTAAACAGCCTGTAACCTTTGGTGCAAATGTCCGACCCCCGTCTTATGTGTGCTAGTCTAGGAATGTATGAAGGTTCCCAAGAGTGAGGATGTTGAGTGGTTGGGGGAGCAGGTGTTTCAGTTCTGCGCCAGGATTGGTGATGCGTACTGTATGGCGAGTGTGAGGTCGTTTAGGGAGGTAAAGCCGAACTCTGCTGGCTATGGGGTGGCGCAGGTGGTGTTGAGGAAGTTGAGGGAAAGGGGCTATGTATGGGAGGACGGAATCGTTTTAAGGAAGTAACGGTAGTAGCGGTGTATGGAGATGGCAGGGGTGCTACGGCGGTGCCGTCGATTAAGAGGACGGTGGAGGCGTTGCCAGGCTCTAGGGGGTTATTGATTACGAATGAAAGACTAGGAGTAGATGTAGAGCAGAGGTTGTTGGGTGGGGAGATGGATTACAACGGGTACAGTGAATTTGTGATGTATGGGTTACACAATTTCATAGAGACTGAGTTTTGTTTAATAGTGCAGCATGATGGGTGGGCGTTGGATGGGAAGAACTGGCGGGATGAGTGGTTTGAGTTTGACTATGTAGGTGGGTATACCCATGCAGCGTTATTTCCTAATGGACAGTTTTATAAGAATTACCAGTGGACGAACTTACCGAATGTGGGTGAGGCGTTGGTAGTTCAGAATGGTGGCTTCTCGTTAAGGAGTAAGCGATTCCTAGAAGCGCCTTCTAAGTATGGGTTGATGAGACG